TATTAGTGGTGCTGGTGTTAATAAGTTAGTTAAATCATCAACAGATTTAATGATCCACCTTAATTTAGATAACCCAAATTGGTTATACATCTATGATTATTTACGAGAAAATCTACTAGGTAACTTAGTTGATTATATTGAACACAACAGTTTTATGACGATGACTGGTGGGTTTAGTACTAAAGCTTCAGCCGTAAGAACAGCTCAATCATGTTATATGGCCGCTAATAACGGGCAACCGCACATGCAAATGCAAAGATACATAGATGACCAAGGCTATTACGCCTGGCACCATGAGAACGAGGGTGGTATCACAATTAAAAGAGAATTATTTTTTATCTACTACCTTAATGATGTTGATGGTGGTGAAACTGAATTTAAATTTAACCCACTTAAAGTTAAACCTGAAGCTGGTAAATTAGTTATCGCACCAGCTTTATGGACACATAAGCATCGTGGTAACCCGCCAAAAAATGGTCAATACAAATATATTATCACTGGTTGGATCGAAAAAGCTGATGAACACTATATTTCTGAAGAATTTGAGGACGATTATCTAATTTAAAGTGTTTTTTATTTAAAATACTGATATTTATTAGATATGGACAATATTATTAAAAGTTTTACTGTTAGAGCAAGCCTATATTCGGATATATGGGATAATGCCTCATCAGATAACTTTAAGACAATCAAATTACACAAAGATGTTAGGGAACACCTCATCTCAATAGCGAAAGATTTTATTGAAAGTTTTGGTATAGACAGTTTTGTTATTGAAGATATCTTATTTGTTGGTAGTTTAGCTAATTATAATTGGTCCGAATATTCAGACGTGGATTTACATATCGTAATTGACAAAGAAAAGGTTAATGAAGATACTGATTTAGTTGATGAGTTTTTTACAGCTAAAAAGGAAGTTTATAACTTAAAACATAATATAAAGGTTAAGGGTTTTGATGTTGAGTTATACGTTCAAGATATTAAAGAAGAGTTAGACGCTTCTGACGGTATATATAGCATACTCTACAATAAATGGAGAAGAGAACCTAGTAAAGATAAAGCGCCAGTTAATAAATCTGATATCATTAAAAAGGTTAAGGAGTTTGTAAAAAAACTAAGCGACATTAAAAAAGAGGAAGAACCAGACGCTAAATTACTTAAGCTAAAAAAACTAAAAGAAAAAATAAGAGCTTACAGAAAAAGTGGTTTAAATGCAACTGGTGAATATAGTACAGAAAATCTAGTTTTTAAATACCTAAGAAGATCTGGGTATATGGATGAATTAGCAGATCTTGGGGTTGATATAAAAGATGAGTTTTTATCTTTAGAAAACGAGCAATATTGATTTTTTACTAAAACTCCGTATATTTATAAGAATAATAAGAATTTTAAAAAACAAAGATATGAGACCAGTAGGTTCAGAAAAAATACAAGACGTAGACCAAAAATTAGCCAGAATTCTTGAAATCGCTGGTGTGTCTAAAGAATCAATCAACGAAAATAAACAATTGGTTGGTCACTTGTCCAATGTTCTACACGAAGCTGTTGCAGCTGATGGTACTGAATATGGTATTGTACAAGAGGAAAAACACGTTTACATCAAGGTAAAAAATGAAAATGGTTATGAGTATTTGTCTGGTGTTCAAAACATACACGAACATTCTTATAGATCATACGCCGAAGCTCTTAAGCATTTAAATATGATGTTCAAACAAATCAACGAGTCAGTTGATTATAAAGAAAACATCGATGTTTTAAAAAAAAAAGCTTAACTGAGCGTTACATTCTTAAATTAAAAGGAGCTGGTTCTGCTAATACGGAGCCAGCTTCTTCTGTTAATACAGGTGATGACATGTCGGCTTCCGCGCCAACAGAAGAACCTACCGATATGGCAACAGATTTCTCGGCCGAAATGCCAGAAGATATGGGTGTTGACACAACTGGTGACGCGCCAGTTGATACCCCAGCTGAAGCACCAGAAGGTGATGAAAACCCAGACGAACCGATTTTAAAAACAGTTCAAAAATTAACTGGTAAGTTGACACAAAAAATGAGAGACGGTGCACAAGAATTGGAATCTAAGGATTACAAATATGTTGTTAACTCTATTTTATCGGCAATCGACATGACAAAGGTTAATGAAGAGGATATGGCTGACATGTTAAGTAAACTTCAAAACAAAGACTCCGAGGATACAACAGATGCGGAACCAGCCCCAGATGAGGCCCCAGTTGACACAGCTCCAGAGGAGCCAATGCAAGAGCAACCAAATGAATATCTAAGAAGAATACAAAAATCCGTAATGGACGAATTTTTAAAAAGATAATAAAATCCCCGAAAGGGGATTTGTTTTTTTAAAACGTTTTTATTATATTTGTACAAATAAGTTAATATGATAATAGGAGTTCTAGGAAAAAAACGTTCGGGTAAAGACACCACAGGTGATTACCTTGTCGCTAACAAAAATTTTGTAAAATATAGTTTCGCCAACCCAATTAAACGTGGGGCCATGGAATTATTTGGTTTCACTGAAGACCAAGTTTTTGGTGACGCTAAAGATGAAATTGACCCAACCTGGGGGATAACCCCAAGATTAGTACTACAGATAATGGGTACTGAAGTTTTCCAATATGATATGCCAAAATACATACCAGAATTACAAGTATTTGGAAGAAGTTTTTGGGTTAAACGTTTTGAACAATGGTATAACCAAAATAAAGATCTGGATGTCGTTATTTGCGATGTTAGATTTCAACATGAAGTTGATGCGATATTAAAGATGGGTGGCACAATATTGTCAGTGCAAAGACCAAATCTAAGTACTGGTGATGAGCACGCATCTGAAAAAGAAATGGATTCTATTGTTGGTATTACAACCGAAATAATAAACGATCGTACTTTACATGATCTGTACGATAAGATAGATAATTTGGTGAATGATTTACGAAAATCCCGTAGCTGAGATATTATCAGTACACAATTTTAAAGTTGATAGGGCTACAGCTGAAATGTTATGCTACACCTTTAGCAGGGACATAAAGTGTGATAGGAAAATCAATATTGAGTTATTTAGAAGGTTTGCTAAGTATAAACCCTTATACGTTTTTAGTTACGGTGGTGTAATAAATTACGAAAGGAAAGATCAACCCATACAATTACAGGGTGTTGAGATAATCGTACCAGAAGGCGGTGAGGAAAAATTTATGGACGATAACTCAAACTTTATATTTTATGGTGGGCCAAACTCTAGTCTTCAGTGGTTAGATGATTTAGGTGAAGAAGATGGTTCTAAAAATGTTTACGGTACTTGTAGAATTAACTTTTAGTTATCTTTAACCTTAGGTTACCAGTACCTTTTATAACCCTATGCCAGTCATGTCTCGCTATTTTTAGTGAGACATTTTCTTTTAACGGGATAGGTAACTCATTATCATACTGAAAAAGCCAATCAGTTTGGTTTAAAACCTCTACAACTCTATCCTCATTATCCCTATGCCACATAAGTTCAATCGGATCGATATCCTCACCAAACTCTCTTATAACACAATTATCGTATATCGCGATATCCGAATATGGTTTACCAGTACCCACCAAACTTAGATTTTAAACCAAGCAAACTAGCGTATCTAGGTAATCTACATGACCAGTAAGACGCTTTAGTTCTATCTTTTTTATTTGCACAATCGTGTCTTTTAGCAAATGATTTACGGGCTTCTGGGTTGTTTAATTTAACAGATAAACCAGTTGTGTCACCAAATGAGACCTTTTTAACACCACCACCTGGTTTTCTTACATAAACGTAGAATTTTTTAGAACCCCCTCTTTTGGGTTTTCCGAGCTCAACTTCCTTACCTTGGTACTTTGCCTCAGCAAGAATCTCTTCCTCTGTCATATCCACTGTAAATGGTAAATCTAATGGTACCATTGCACCTTCATACAAATCAAATTTACCCAAATCAGTATTCTCGAATAATTTTTTACTTAACTCAGAAACATTTAAAGCACCCTTTTCCCACAACTCTCTGGTTTCTTTAATTACCATGGCGTGTTTTGGACTACCTGGTCTGTAAATATTCTCTAACAAAGGAACACTGTTATTTAAATGGTGCATAACATCTTCAGATATCTGGTATTTACTCATCCAAACATCCATGTTCTCTAGTAATTTTTTCTCAACGTTTATTTCTAAACATTC